TATCGGCCGGCCGCTGCAGCGGCCTCAGGGTCCGATGCGGCCAGCTCAGGATCGATTGATTCAGCCAGCGCTAGATCAGGGTCTATCGTGTCAACGGGTTCGGCATGCTGCGCCAGAGCGTAGCGCTTGCGCCCCATGGGGGTGATAGCGTCACCTGGGCGGATAGCGGCGCCCGTGCGGGCGCATCGGCCGGGGTAGCGTGCGATCATGGCTCAATCCTTTTTGAAGTTATCAGGGGACACGGGTATGTCTCCCGTGTTTTTGCAATATTCCATGCATTCAGTGTGCGACGCATGCCGCATCACGGATAAATGACCAGTTGGGTTATAACTAGTCCACAGTGTTGGGTGGTTAAGTTTTGGAAACCCGTCACGTCGAAATGCGGTGATTTGATGCCATGTGGCCATGGTGTGCCCTTGTGTCGTGCGAGAGTGCACGGTGTAGCACGGGCGCGCCGTGCTAACCCCTGAGCTCAGGCAGTGACGAAGTGCCGCGCCATGGCGCCGTGAACGATGATGGCGACGGATGCCTGTGCGGGTCCGCGCGCGGCGCCGTCGCATGCTTGGCAGTCTATGCACTGGCGCCGTGCGCCGGCCTCAGCCGATGCTGGGCATGCGAACTCACGCGCGCCCATGGGCTCATCGGCGCCACGCACGCGGAATGTGCGCCAACCCATGGCGCGCGCCGTGTCCCGTTCCTGCGCACTATCGGCGCTGGCCATGACAAGCCCGCGCAACCCCTGCGCGTGCGCCTGGCGCCATTGATGCGAATAGCCAGTGTGCCCCGATGCAAAGCGCAACAGCGCGCGCCAGTGCCGCGCGGGGATAGCTGCGGGGTCGCCATAGGCGCCTAGGCGCACGGCGCGGCCGGCGAGCATGCGCGCGCCTTGAGCGGGCGACATGAGCGGGTAGGCGCCCCGGGTCCACGCGGCGTAGACCGATTGAACCGATTTTGCGACGTCGACGTAGCACGTGCGCGGCGCGCCATCGGCGCCGCGATGGACACAATCCCCGCAGATTGACGCATCGGCGCCCGTGTCGATTGCGGCGAGGGGCGATTGATCCGCGCGCAGAATGAAAGTCTGGACCATATCGCCCGTTTTCACGTTGGCGCTGCGCAGAACAGCTATGCCGATGATGGGCGCGCCGTCAAGCGCCGATGGGCCATCATAGAAAACGAAACCGCGGGGCTTTGCCATGTTCTCTCTCCTGTAGTGTGGGCTTGGCGCGAGACGCACCCCATAGGCGCCCGCACGGGGCGCCTAGGCGGGTGGGTCAGGCTTGCGCGAGTGGGCGAATGATGCGGTTGAGCGCAGTCTGGATGTGATCGTCGTTGGCGTACGGGTAGAGCGTGTCGCAAACCCAAGGGATGAGGCCGGCTGCGCGCATCGCATCCCATTGGAAGCGCCGCGTGCTGAGGCCGGCGGCCGCGTAGCGTGAACGATGAAAGTCTGTATCAAACTTGGCCAGTGTTGCGCGCATGTGCTCGAAGTGTTCGGGCTTGATTTTCATGACTATCTCCGGGTTTGTGCACCGCGGGATGCGATGCATTGACGTGGATTGTGCACGAGACTAAAGCCCGAGTAAAGCGAAGGGGAATAGTGCGATGCGCGAGGGGTGAACATTGGTGCGGGGGTTAGTGCAGGTTGGCTGCGACACTGTGACTAGAGCGAGGGGGTGCGTGGTGAATTCTGTAGCATCGCACTAATACTACAACAGGGGGTTCCCTTCAGTCAAAAGTCGCACTGTCACACCCCCATTGCACCACCCCATCGCACAATCCTCGAGCCACGGAACCCCCGCGCCCCCGATGCATCGCACCAAATGCCCCACGGATGCACCATTGCCACGGGATGCCGGGTTAGCGCACCAGGTCAACCAGGGCGCACGGGGAGCACGGGGGTAGGGCCGCAGCGCCCGGGCAGCTGGGGGCCGGCGGGGGCGGGGGAGCGGGGGACCGGGGGCGGGGAGGGGGAGGGCCGAGCGGCTGGGTCAACAGGAACGGAGCGTTCGCACCCAATTTTTCATAAAATTTTTTAACCCCTGCACCAATTCAACCCTGCACCAATCACCCTCGCTTGCACCCGCAAACACCCGTGATACACTTGCGGCGTGGAACAGAACACCACCATCGAACTCGTACCGGACTGGCTATCGACCCAGCCCGCACAGCCACAGCACCCACTCGCACAACCCACCCAGGCCGTGCAGGCGCAGCGTCGCAGGATCACGAAGGAACTTCTGCTCACCACCTTCGAGCAGACCTTCGAGCGCGTCCTGACCGAGATGGCCAAGGGGCGCACGCTCAAGTCGGTCATCGTCGAGGATGTGCGCGACCTCGACTACGACGCCTTCTGGCGCTGGATCAAACAAGATTCCATGCGCTACGAGCGGTACAAGGAAGCAAAAGAACTGCGCACGGAGTGGTGGGCGGGCAGAATCATCGAGATCGCCGAGGCTGAGGACAGCATCGAGGACGTGGCGCGCTCCAAGCTCAAGATCGACACCTACAAGTGGCTCATGGGCGCCGACAACCGCAAGACCTACGGCGAGAGCAAGCAGATCGAACTGTCCACCTCGATCAGCATCACCGCCGCGCTGGAGCAGGCACGCTCCAGGGTGGCCGCGCTGCCCGTCGTGGAGGAGATCAGCGACGTGGATGACCCGCTCGCCCTCCCATCGCACGACCCGGACCACACCTGATGCCCGCGCAACGCCCGCGCTACGCGCCGCAGGAGGAGCAGGAGTTGATGAGTCAACTCTGGTCCCCCATGCTCGCCAACGACCCCGAGGCGTTCGTCATGTTCGTCTTCCCCTGGGGGCAGAAGGACACACCACTCGAACGGTTCAGCGGACCCCGAGCCTGGCAGCGCGATGTGCTGCGCGAGATCGCCAGGCACGTTCGGGCCAACAGCGACCCCAAGGCCGTGCTCCAGGCCATGCGCAGCGCGGTCGCCTCGGGCCGGGGGATCGGCAAGTCAGCGCTGGTCAGTTGGCTCATCTTGTGGATGCTGTCCACCAAGATCGGCTCGTCGGTCATCGTCAGCGCCAACAGCGAGAACCAGCTGCGCAAGGTCACCTGGGGCGAGTTGACCAAGTGGGTGGCGATGGCCATCAACTCGCACTGGTGGGAGCCCTCGGCTACCAACCTCGCACCGGCCGCGTGGCTCACGGAGCTTGTCGAGCGGGACTTGAAGAAGGGCACGCGCTACTGGGGCGCCGAGGGGAAACTCTGGTCCGAGGAGAACCCGGACGCCTATGCCGGGGTGCATAACCACGACGGCATGATGGTCATCTTCGACGAGGCCAGCGGCATCCCGGACGGCATCTGGTCGGTGGCCGCGGGCTTCTTCACCGAGCCCATCATCCATCGCTACTGGCTCGCGTTCAGCAACCCACGGCGCCCGACCGGGTACTTCTACGAGTGCTTCCACTCGAAACGGGATTTTTGGGCTTCGCGGCAAATAGATTCAAGAAGCGTCGAGGGCACCGACAAGGCAATCTACGAGCAGATCATCGAGGAGCACGGCGAGGACTCGCCGCAGGCCCGCGTCGAGGTCTACGGGCAGTTCCCGAGCACCGGCGACGACCAGTTCATCGGCCCCTACATCGTCAACGAGGCGGCCAAGCGCGCCAGGTACAAAGACCCCACGGCGCCCATCGTCATCGGCGTGGACCCGGCGCGCTCGGGGGCCGACAGTACCGTCATCGTGGTGCGTCAGGGGCGGGATCTGGTGGCCATCCGGCGCTACAAGGGCGACGACACCATGACCGTCGTGGGGCACATCATCGAGGCCATCGAGGACTTCAAGCCCACGCTGACCGTCATGGACGAGGGCGGCCTAGGGTATGGCATACTTGACAGGCTTAACGAGCAGCGGTATAAGGTGCGCGGCGTCAACTTCGGTTGGAAAGCCAAGAACCAGGTCATGTGGGGCAACAAGCGCGCGGAGATGTGGGGCGCGATGCGCGACTGGCTCAAGAGCGCGTCGATTCCTGACGACCGGCAACTGAAAACCGACCTGACCGGCCCCAAGACCAAGCCTGACAGCAGCGGCAAGATGTTCCTGGAGTCCAAAAAGGACATGAAAGCACGCGGATTGGCCTCTCCCGACGCAGCAGACGCGCTGGCGTGTACGTTCGCGTTCCCGGTAGCGTCCCGGCAGTACGTCGAGAAGCCCAGAACCATCGTTTCGCGCGGTCAGGCGGCCGTCTCAACCGGCTGGATGGGGGCCTGATGGCCAAGAAATCGGTCAGTTTGAGCGTCGGACGGGGTGAGAAGCTGCCCGTGAGCCAGGGTGCGGGGCTGACGGCCAAGGGTCGAGCCAAGTACAATGCTGCCACGGGGTCGAACCTCAAGGCGCCCGCGCCCAGCCCCAAGACCGAAGCTGACAAGGGTCGCAAAGCCAGTTTCTGCGCCCGTATGGGCGGGGTGGCGGCCAAGGCCAAGGACGGCGAACGGGCCAAAGCGGCCCTCAAACGGTGGAAGTGCTGATCATGGCGACCAAACCAGGGCTCTACGCCAACATTCACGCCAAGCGCGAGCGCATCGCGGCCGGAAGCGGCGAGAAAATGCGCAAACCGGGCACGGCCGGCGCTCCGACCACCAAAGCGTTCAAAGAGTCGGCCAAAACCGCCAAGAAAGGCAAGTGATGCCCCTCGTCAAGTCCGCCAGCCCCGCCGCCTTTCGCAAAAACGTAAAAACTGAGATAACCCACGGCAAGCCGCAGAAGCAGGCCGTGGCCATCGCGTACTCGACCCAGCGCGCTGCTGCCAAAAAGGCACCGGCGAAGAAGAAGTAATGGCTGACGTATCCGGCATCGTCGCAGCGGGTGCTGTCGCAGCAGGCGGCAGCAAGGGTGACTCTGAGATCCTGACCACGGCTCGGGCGCGGCTGTCTTCGGCGCTGTCGGCTTACAGCGAGAGCCGCGAAGACGAGTTGGACGACCTCAAGTTCTTCGCCGGCAGCCCGGACAACCACTGGCAGTGGCCCGCGGACGTGCTGGCCACCCGCGGCGCGGTCCAAGGGCAGACGATCAACGCGCGGCCGTGCCTGACCATCAACAAGCTGCCCCAGCACGTCAGGCAGGTCACCAACGACCAGCGGCAGAACCGGCCCGCGGGCAAGGTGATCCCGGCCGACGACAACGCCGACGTTGAGGTCGCTGACATCTTCAACGGCATCGTCAGGCACATCCAGTACATCTCGGATGCCGACGTGGCCTACGACACGGCCTGCGAGAACCAGGTCACCTACGGCGAAGGATACATCCGCATCCTGACGGAGTATTGCGACGACACGACCTTCGACCAGGACATCAAGATTGGTCGGGTGCGCAACTCGTTCTCGGTCTACATGGACCCGACGATCACGGACCCGTGTGGTGCGGACGCCAAGTGGTGCTTCGTCACCGAGGACATCCTGAAGTCCGACTACGAGCGGATGTTCCCGAACGCCGCACCGCTGACCACGCTGATGACGCTTGGCGTGGGCGACCAGTCGCTCAGTCAGTGGATGAACGAGCAGACGGTGCGGGTGGCCGACTACTACTACGTCGATTACGACGAGGCCACGCTGAACCTGTACCCGGGCAACCAGACCGCGTTTGCCGGCACGCCCGAGGACCAGCAACTGAAGGCGATGTTTGGCAAGCCGCTGCGCAGCCGCAAGAGCGAGCGCCGGCGCATCCGCTACTGCAAGATCAACGGCTACGAGATTCTGGAGCGCGGTGAGTGGGCGGGCAAGTACATCCCCGTCGTGCGCGTCATCGGCAACGAGTTCGAGGTCGATGGGCGGCTGTACCTGTCGGGCTTGGTGCGCAACGCCAAAGACGCGCAGCGCATGTACAACTACTGGACGAGCCAGGAGGCCGAGATGCTGGCACTGGCTCCCAAGGCGCCCTTCATCGGCTACGGTGGGCAGTTCGAGGGCTACGAGCAGCAGTGGAAGACCGCCAATACACAGAACTGGCCGTACCTTGAGGTCAACCCTGATGTGACGGATGGCGCGGGCAACGCGCTGCCGTTGCCGCAGCGCTCTCAGCCGCCGATGGCCCAGACCGGGCTAATTCAGGCCAAGATGGGCGCTTCGGAGGACATCAAGGCGTCCACGGGGCAGTACAACGCCTCGCTGGGCATGACTAGCAACGAGCGCAGCGGCCGTGCCATCATGGCCCGTCAGCGCGAAGGCGACGTAGGAACCTACCACTATGTGGACAATCTGGCCCGCGCTGTTCGTTATGTTACTCGTCAGCTGGTGGATCTGATCCCCAAGATTTACGACACCCAGCGCATCGCTCGCATCATCGGTGAAGATGGCGAGACGAAGATGGCCAAGATCGACCCGACGCAGCCCGAACCGGTGCGCAAGATCGTGGACCAGCAAGGCATCGTGCTGGAGAAGGTCTACAACCCCAGCGTCGGCAAGTACGACGTGGTGGTCACGACGGGTCCGAACTACGCCACCAAGCGCCAGGAGGCGATGGAGTCGATGGGTCAAGTGCTGCAAGGCAATCCGCAACTGTGGGGTGTGGCTGGCGACCTGTTCGTCAAGAACATGGACTGGCCGGGCGCGCAGGAGCTGTCCAAGCGGCTGGCCAAGACCATCGACCCGAAACTCATCAGCGACGACGAAGACCCGGCTATGCAGGCGGCTCGGCAGCAGATGGAGGCGATGGCGCAGGAGATGCAGCAGATGGCCACCATGCTGCAAAACGTGCAGCAGTCGATGGAGGCGCAGAAGCTAGAAATCGACACCTTCAAGGCTCAGACGGACGCCGAGGTCAAGGCATACGAGGCCGAGACGAGGCGTTTGCAAGTCGTGGCGGCCGGTATGCAGCCCGAGCAGGTCCAAGAGGTCGTCATGCAGACGCTGCGCGACGTGATGACCACGGGTGATATGGCCATCGCAGCCCGCACGGAGATGCCTCAATGACGTGCGAAGTTTTCATCGGGCACCTGTTTTTGGCCCGCGACGTGGCACACTCGTCGCACCTGAACACACGCTCGTTTGCCAAGCACTCGGCGCTGAACGAGTTTTACGACGAAGTGGTGGAACTGGCCGATTCGTTTGCCGAGGCGTACCAAGGCAAGTACGGGCTGATCGGTCCGATCACGTTGCAGTCCGCGGCCAAGACCAACAGCGTTGTGGAGTTCTTGGAAGACAATCTCAAGACGCTGATGGACATGCGCTACAAGGTAGTTGAGAAGGAATGCACTCCGTTGCAGAACATCCTCGACGAAATCTTTGCGCTGTACTACCGCACTTTGTACAAGCTCAAATTCCTCGCGTAAGGACGCATCATGGAACTTCTCCAGCCAATGTCAAAGGCCGACTACCCGGCCTACACCGCAACCGCGGGCGCCACGGCCGGCGACACTACGGCGTGGGCGCCTGGTCCGCAGGGTGTGGTGGTATGGTGCGACCAGCCTTGCTACGTTGAGGTCGGCGTGGCGGCAACGGCTACCAACGCCAGCACACCCATTCCTCCCTACACACCGATTCCGTTTGCGGTGCCGGCAAATGTGACCGGCGCACCTTGGCGCGTAAGCGTGCTGCGTATTGGTTCGACTGACGGCACGGCGTACTGCAAGCCGATCAACAAGCAATGAGCTTCTTCGGCGTCGATCTGCGCAATGCCTTGCCCATTGGGCTGGGTGGGATTGTGTCGTTGTTCTCTGGCCGCGGCAACGATCAGGCGCTGAATGACCTGTTGACCGAGGACAACAACAACTTGGTGCAAGAAGACGGCGCCCTCATCCTTCTGGAGTAGACCATGCCCGATCTCAAGATTTCCCAACTGACCTCTGCCGCAACCCCGTTGGCCGGCACCGAGGTACTGCCCGTCGTTCAAAGCGGCTCTACCGTCAAGGTCGCCGTCTCCGACCTCACCGCAGGCCGCGCGGTCAGCGCCTCGGCGTTGACAGCTTCATCTGGCAACCTCGCATTCACCGGCACTGCGCAGCGGATCGTGGGGGATTTCACGAATGCGACCTGGGCGAATCGGCTGGCGTTTCAGACTAGTACGGTCAACGGCGGCACGAACGTCCCCGTGCTGCCCAACGGCACTGGAACCGCCTCCCAGATCGCGCTGTTTGGAAACTCCGACCCCACGAACGCCAGCTATGCGCAGTTGGTGCAGATCGGCGCAACTGAAACACGGATCTCGGCGGCCATTCAAGGAACGGGCACATACACGCCCCTGACCTTCTACACCGGCGGCTCCGAGCGCGTGCGGGTTGATACGTCGGGGAATGTGGGGATTGGGACGGCGAGTCCGAGCGGCAACCTACAAGTCAGCGCGGCGAATACCCGCGTCAGGTTCTCAAATACCGCTGGCACAGCAACTACGTTGCTGTTCGGCGCGGATAGTGGCTCGACGTTCCTCGGAGCGGAAACCAACGCGCCGGTCTACTTCATCACCAACAACACCGAACGCATGCGCATCGACGCATCCGGCAACGTGGGGATTGGGACGACCTCTTTCGGCGCGTCGTCGCAAGTGGTGCTGGCAATCGCCAACGCCACCGCAGTCCCCACCGGCAACCCCACGGGCGGCGGCGTGCTGTATGTGGAGGCTGGGGCGCTCAAGTACCGGGGATCTTCCGGCACCGTTACCACCATTGCCAACGCCTAAGAGGCCAACATGAACTGGAAAATCGACTTTCTCAAGACCCTCACCAACACCGCGCAAGGCTACGTCGTGGAATGCGGCTGGCGCTGCACGACCGAGCAAGGGCAGCACAGCACGGGCGCTTACGGCACCTGCTCGTTCCCAGCCCCGGCTGACGCCAGCGGCGACTTCATCCCCTACGACAAACTGACCGAGGACATGGTGCTGGGCTGGGTCTGGTCTTCCGGCGTGGACAAGGCCGAGGTCGAGGCCAACGTCGCGCGCCAACTTGATGCGCTGATCAACCCCGCGCAAATCATCCCTCCGCTGCCGTGGGCCGCATGAACACCGACATCCAACTCAGCCTCACCGTCGAG